GAAAATGCTAGAATAAAACAAGCTAGACAAAGCAGAGAACAGGTTAAAGTTGAAGATAATATTAAATCTGAAAGCACACCTGTTGAACAACCACAATATAATACGCCAATGCCAGATGCTAAAGCTGAGGCATGGGCTGCTAAAAATGTTTGGTTTGGTTCTAATAGAGCTATGACTAATACTGCTATCTCTCATCACCAAGACTTAGAAAATGAAGGATATGACACTACATCTGATGAATACTATCAAGAAATTGATAGAAGGATGAAAGTTGACTTTCCTGCTAGATTTGGTAATAATGAGGCAGAGAAAACGTCCGCTCCCGTGCAAACGGTTGCATCAGCAAATAGAAGCGTAAAACCTGGACGCAAGACTGTGAGACTCACTTCATCACAAGTAGCAATAGCTAAAAAATTAGGAGTGCCACTCGAAGAGTACGCAAAACAATTGAAAAACACGGAAGGAGCGTAAAATGGAAAAAGAAAAAAATACTTCACGTGCGAGCCAAACACGAGAAAAGTCAGAGAGACCTAAAGTGTGGGTTCCACCATCATCTCTAGATGCACCCCCTGCACCTGATGGATTCAGGTATAGATGGATAAGAGCTGAAGTTACAGGCTTTCAAGACACTAAAAATATAACTGGAAGAATTAGAGAAGGTTATGAATTAGTTAGAGCCGAGGAAGTTGAAAACGCATCAGATTATCCAGTCCTTGAAGAAGGAAAATACAAGGGAGTGATTGGGGTTGGTGGCCTTTTACTTGCAAAGGTACCGATCGAGATCGCGAAGCAAAGAATGGAATACATGACTGGTAAACACCAGGAACGTGACCAAGCAGTAAACAACGATCTTATGAAGGAGCAGGACCAGAGGATGCCTATCAATGTTGAGAGGCAGTCTCGTGTAACCTTCGGTGGTACGAAAAAGTAATTTTATATCACTGAATTAAATTAACCGTGATTCATTTATTGTGAATGATCACATAAGGAGAAAATAACTATGGCTAACACAAGTACAACTGGTTTTGGTGCTAGAGCGTCTCTTACGTTAGGTAATACACCTGCAACGTCTGGACAATCTAAATACAAAATCAAAAGTGGCTTAGGTAAAAATATCCACAATCATGCTCCTGTATCTCTTCAGTATTCTGATGGAGACACAAGCTACATTGAGGATATCACTCATGCTACTATGGACGATGGTCTAACTGGCGGTGCTTCATGGGATGCGGATGGATCTAACATTCAACCAATCCTAGGTGTGTTCAATGGTGCGTTCTACATAGACAACTCAACTAGCAAACCAACATTTGCTAATTTTGTTGCTTCAGGAACAACTTTTGCAACAAACCAAAACACTGGTAGTACAGACGGCGTTGGTTTTGTTAATGATAATCCTCTTCAAGAATACATTGTTAGAGCAGATGCAGCAGTAGCCGCAACTAACATTGGTAAAAGAGCTAATCTTAACAACCACGGATCACATAAAAACGGTACATCAACAGCAACTTTAGATATTCAAGCCGATAACGACGGAAGAATGTTTAGAATAATCAGATCTGCAGAAGTTCCAAATCAAGAGGATCTTACAGCAGCTGGTTCAGACGTTGTCGTTGTATTTAACAATAGAGCGACTCTCTGGCAGAGAGACATCTAAGCCTTAGAATAGGAGAACAAATATGGCAATATCAAGAGCACAACTAGTTAAAGAACTAGAGCCAGGTTTGAACGCACTGTTCGGCTTGGAATATAAAAGGTATGAAAATCAGCATGCTGAGATTTATACCAGCGAATCTTCAGACAGAGCTTTCGAAGAGGAAGTAATGTTATCAGGATTCGGTAGCGCACAAGTAAAAGGTGAAGGATCTGGTGTAGCGTTTGACGATGCACAAGAAACTTTCACAGCTCGTTACTCACACGAGACAGTAGCTTTAGCATTTGCAATCACAGAAGAAGCTATCGAAGATAATCTCTACGATAGATTAGCTGCTAGATACACAAAAGCTTTAGCAAGATCTATGAGTAATGCTAAACAAGTAAAAGCCGTTGAGCCTTTAATAAATGGTCTACCAGGTGTAGATACATTTAAATCAGGTGACGGTGAATCTTTGTTTGGTGTGTCACACCCTACGTTAAATGGTAGTTTCCAAAACACCCTTACAACGCAGGCAGACCTTAACGAAACTTCGTTAGAGCAATCACTTATCGACATCGGTAAGATGACTGACGAAAGAGGTCTTAAAGTTGCAGCTAGAGGAGTGAAAATGATCGTTCCTCAGGAGAATCAGTTCACAGCTGAAAGACTTATGAAGTCTCAAGGTAGAACTGGAACAGCTGATAATGATATCAATGCAATCGTTTCAATGGGAATGATTCCTCAAGGATACAGAGTGAATAATTACCTAACTGATACAGATTCATTCTACATCATTACAGACGTACCAAATGGTATGAAAATGTTCACAAGAGCTCCATTGACAACTGCAATGGAAGGTGATTTCGATACTGGAAACGTTAGATACAAAGCTAGAGAAAGATACTCATTTGGAGTATCAGACCCTAGAGGTATCTTCGGCGTTGAAGGTGCGTAATAATTAAATTTTATGGGGCGGCCTTAAAACCGCCCCATTTACAATATAAACGATGAGATTCATGAAAAAATTTATAGTAAATATCTGGGCATACGATCATCATGCAAGATTTGATGTTTTGTCCCTAGATGACCCACAATCCTTAGAAAATGCAATCCTTGACAAACTTGGAGAAAACGTTATAAAGTGGGAAGATCTTGGAAATAGTTATAATGACAAGATTAATAGAATAACCTATGAGGAGGTTGTTGATGATACAAGACCTATACAAACAAAAAAGGTCCTTGGAGTTGAAGTGGGAACAGGAGCATCTATCTAATGGTAGATATACTCTTGAAATGGTCAGGATCGATGACAAAGTTAAAAAAGTCATTACAAAGATCAAAAGCTACATCGTTGAATAAATCAGATTCACACTACAGGCTCTCTTGCACTCTACTAAAATGTAGTATATAGTTTTATCACTATACAATTATTTAAAGAACATAGACGCGTATAGTCGACGGCCTAGAGACTATGTTCATAAAACTAGGAGGATATAATTATGGCATCAACTACGTTTAACGGACCAGTAAGGTCTGAAAAAGGTTTCCAAGTTGCAACTAAAAATGCAACTACTGGAGCAATAACAACTAGAATGAGTTCAGGTATGCCTGACTTAACTGGTTTATCAGTATCAGATGTAGCAACAGCTACTAGTATTACACTAGCGGCAGATACTATTTCTGTAATAAATTACACAGGTGCAGCAGCTGCAACTTGTACTTTACCTGCAGCAACGCAAGGTACAATAGTAGTTTATGCACAAGCAAAAGATACAACTGGAGGAACTGCTACATTAACTTTTGATGCAGCGGGTTCTGATGTTTGGGCAACTGGTTCAGTAATTGAATCAAGAGCAACAGCAGAAGTAACTTTTGATACTTCAGCGGCAAATGAAACTCAATTAGTTTTTACACCAGCTAACGCAGCAACAAACTTATTCACAACAGGAAGCATGATTGCTTTTATTTGTTATGAAAAAGGTACATGGCATATTGCATCTAAAATGGGTGGCGCAGCAGACGCTACTACAGGTGCATTTGCATTTGCAGCATAATAATTAATTAGTGTGGGCTTCGGCCCACACAAATTTTTAAGGAGAAAAATATGGATTCAGATCAACAGTTTTCTACAAGAACTTCTGATGGAAGATTTGGTAGAGCAACAGATGCTTCAAGTTCTTTTATTGGACCAGCTAGAATAACTTATATTCAAGTTGAAGGAGTGGCTAATAGCAATATCAAACTTTATGATGGAACAGATGCAACTGGAGCTTTAGTATTCGAAGGTAATTGCGGAACTGAAGGACTAGATATATATGTTCCTGGCAGTGGTATTAGATGTAGAACTGGAATATATTTAGATTTAACTAATACGACATCGGTAACTATTGGTTATACTGGCTAGGAGGTTAAATGGCTAACACTACCTCTGGAACAACGACGTTTGATAAAACTTTTGCTATTGATGAAATAATAGAAGATGCTTTTGAACGTATAGGATTGCAAAATGTTGCAGGTTATCAACTTAAATCTGCAAGAAGATCTCTTAATATATTATTTCAAGAATGGGGTAATAGAGGTATTCACTATTGGGAAATAGATGAACTTGATTTAGATTTAGTTGAAGGACAAGCTGAATACGATTTTTTTAGATCAAGTGATGATGGCACAAGTGCTACCTCAACACCAAATGGTGTATATGGAATATCTGATGTTCTTGAAGCACAATTAAGATCTAATAGAACACAAACGACTCAATCTGATAGTCCTATGACTAAAGTTGATAGATCTACTTATGCAGGTTTTTCTAATAAATTATCAAAAGGTACACCTAATCAATACTGGGTAGAAAGATTTATTGATAAAGTTAGAGTGCATGTTTATCCAACACCAGACTCTACTAATGCATCTAAAGATATGCATTTTTATTACATAAAAAGAATACAAGATGTAGGAGATTATACAAACGCAACAGATGTACCATTTAGGTTTGTTCCTTGTATGATAGCTGGTTTAGCATTTTATCTTGCACAAAAATATCAAATACAAGTAGTTCAACAAATGAAACTATACTATGAAGATGAATTACAAAGAGCTCTTGCAGAAGATGGTTCAGCTTCTAGCACACACATAACACCAAAAGCTTATTACCCAGGAGCATAATGCCAAAATACGCAACAGGAAAATATGCAAAAGCAATATCAGATAGATCTGGTATGGAATTTCCATACAGAGAAATGGTTAGAGAATGGAATGGTTCTTTTGTTCATGTATCTGAATTTGAACCTAAACAACCACAATTAGAACCAAAACCATTATCTGCAGATGGTATATCTTTAAGACATGTAAGACCTGGAAGAAGTGAACCCTCTGTTTTATTAAATTTAAGAAATAATCCTTTTGAAACTTTTAAAGCAGGTTCTGCAATAATAAATGTTTTTGCACCTGGTCATGGCTTAACAAATGGAGAAACACATAGATTTAGAGGATCAGTAAAAGTTTCACCAGGAACTGGATCGCCATATAATCCTAATACAGGAGCATCTGGAACTCCTGTTTCTGGTTTTTCTAGTATACTTAATTTTGATGGAATATCAGGATCAAATATAGAAAGATCTGCAGGATATACAATAACAACTGGTTTATATAAAACAATAAGTGGAATAGATCAAAGAGTTACAACAGATTATTCATTAAATAATTTTTTTCATTTTACTGTTGTTACAAATACTGCTACAGTAGGGCAAACAAGAGGAGGAGGAAATGGCTGTTCCATTGGTCCAGTTAGTTTAGAATCATGATAAAAAAAATTATTAATAAAATTAAAAGTTGGTTTATTCCTAAAAAAGAGGAACCAATTATATTAACTGAAAAAAAACCAGAGCATTGTTCAGGACATTTAAGGTTTAGAAAATCTTGTCCACGTTGTCAGGAGATAGTAGCGTAATGGCTGGATTAAGTGCATCAGGATTAAAAACACAAATTAGAAGTTATACTGAAACAGATTCTAATGTTTTAACAGATGCTGTTTTAGAAAATATAATTTTAAATGCACAGTATAGAATTTTTAGAGATGTTCCTATTGATGCAGATAGAAAACAACAATTAGGTAATTTAGTTGCTGGACAAGAATCAATCAACGCTCCAGCAGGAGCATTATTTATAAGAGGTATACAAGTTTATGATACAGCTGGATCTGAAACTACAGGAGCTAATAGATGGTTAGAGAAAAAAGATTATACATATCTACAAGAGTATCAAGATGTAACAGGAACATCGGCAGCTCAAGGTCAACCTAAATATTATGCTATGTTTGGTGGTGGTACAGGAGAATCAGACACGACATCTGGACGTATAGCATTTGCTCCAGTTCCTAATACAACTTATAGATTTAGAGTGCATTTTAATAAAATGCCTGATCTTTTGGAGAATAACGACACTAATTATATTAGTATGAATTTTTCAAACGGTCTATTATATTGTTGTCTATCAGAAGCATATGGATTTTTAAAAGGTCCTATGGATATGTTGACATTATACGAAAATAAATATAAACAAGAGGTACAAAAGTTTGCTAGTGAGCAAATTGGAAGAAGACGAAGAGATGACTACACTGATGGAGCTGTTCGTATACCAATAAACTCACCAAACCCGTAGGAGAATAAATTATGGCAATATCATCAGCAATATGTTCAAGCTTTAAACAAGAGCTTTTACAAGGTAAACACAGTTTTGAATCTTCTGGTGGACACACTTTTAAGATTGCTCTTTTTACAAGTTCTGCATCCTTAGGTGCAGCAACTACTGATTATTCAACATCAAACGAAATATCAAATACATCTGGATCTGCATACACTGCAGGTGGAGCCACACTTACAAACAATGGTGTATCTTTATCATCAACAACAGCTTTTGTTGACTTTGCAGATGTAACTTATTCTTCTGCATCTTTTACTGCAAATGGAGCAATGATTTATAATACTACAACAAATGGTGGATCATCAACTACAGATGCTGTTGCTATCATTGCATTCGGTGGAGACAAAACAGCAAGTAATGGAACTTTTAAAATAGAATTTCCAGCAGCAGACGCAAGTAACGCAATCATCAGATTAGCATAGGAGGTCAGCCATGTCGGTGACTTCAGGATGGGGCCGATTAACCTGGGGACAGGCTAATTGGAACGAAGCCGTAACTTTAAAAACAGGTTGGGGTGCAAAATCCTGGGGTGAAGATGAGTGGGGTGAATTAAAAGACGCTGTTGCTCAACCATCTGGTCTATCAATTTCAGCTAGTGTAGGATCTGTAACTGTTGATGATGTTCATCAAGGTTTAACTGGACAATCTTTTTCTGCATCTGTTGGTTCAATAAGTTTACCAGATATAGGTGTTGGCTTTGATGGAGTGTCAGCAACTTTTTCTGTTGGTTCTATTTTACCAACTGAAATGTCAGTTGGTCTAACTGGTCAATCTATAACTTCAGCTATTGGTGCTCCTGGTGTTAATGATTTAACAGTTGGTTTAACAGGTGTATCTTTTACTGCTTCTCAAGGAACTGCATTTGCACCAAACGAAACTGTTCAGCCTTCAGGATTTTCCATAACATCCTCACAAGGAACAGCTACAGGAATATCAGAACAAGAAGTTACATTATCTGGACAACTAGTAACTTCATCTTTAGGTTCTCTTACAATACCAAATGCAACTGCTATAGTAAGTGGCTTATCAATGGAGGCTCAAGAAGGTTCTCTTATTGGACTAGGAGGTGCAGTAGCACAACCAACAGGTCAATCAGCTACAGCTAGTGTTGGAGCTTTAGATCCTAATGATTTAACTATAGGATTAACTGGAGTATCATTTAGTGCTAGTGTTGGATCACTTACAGTTGTTGATATGCAGGTTGGATTAACAAGTCAATCAGCAACATTTAATATAGGAACAGTAGACATCTTTGCTTATGGTGATATTGACACTGGTTCAAATACATCATATAGTGCTGTTTCAACAGGTTCGAATGATACATATTCGGATGTTGCAACTGGATCAAATACAAGTTATAGTGACGCTGCATAGGAGATAAAAATTTATGGCATCAACATACACACCACTCGGTATAGAACTTCAAGCAACTGGTGAAAACGCTGGTACATGGGGAAATAAAACAAACGTTAATTTACAAGTTGTTGAACAAATAGCTGGTGGTTTTACACAACAAGCTTTAACTAGTGGTGGAACTGTTGCTTTAACAAGCAGTGATGGAGGAACAGGAGACGTTCTTGCTCATAGAATAATAGAATTTACAGGTTCATTATCTGGTAATGCAGTTGTCACAATACCTCTTGATGTACAAAATTTTTATCTTTTAAGAAATTCTAGTTCTGGTTCTTATACAGTTCAGTTTAAATATACTTCTGGATCAGGAAGTTCTGTAACTTTTTCTGCTACAGATAAAGGAGATAAATTAGTTGTTGCAAAAGGTAATGATGGAACTAATCCTGATATTGTAGAAATATCATTAGCTACAGCAGGCACAGTAACAGAAACTGGTACACAAACTTTAACAAACAAAACGTTAACATCACCTAAAATAGGAACATCTATTTTAGATACAAATGGTAATGAATTATTTCTATTAACAGCTACAAGTTCCGCGGTTAATCAATTGACATACGCGAATGCAGCTACAGGAAACAAACCATCTCTTACTGCATCTGGTGGAGACACTAATATTGGTGTATCTATACAGCCAAAAGGCTCAGGAACAGTCACTATTGATGCTTTGACTTTTCCAGCAGCGGATGGTAGTAGTGGTCAAATATTACAGACTGATGGTTCTGGAAACTTAAGTTTTACAACAGCATCAAGCGGTATATCAATGGGAAAAGCTATTGCAGCAGCGATAGTTTTCGGATAAAAGGAGTTTAGGAGAATAAAAAATGGCAGCACCAAATATAGTTAATGTATCAACAATTAATGGTAAATCAGCAGTAGCTGATTTAGGCACAACTTTAACAACTACTTTATTAACTGCAGCAGCAGATCAAGTTAACAAAATAAATCTAATTAGAGTCACAAATGTGACAGACAATGATGCAACAACTACTATTGATTCAGAAGTTTCAGGCACTCATAAAAAATTAGCTAACGAACTTACAGTTCCTGCTAACTCATCAGTTGATGTAATAGATAAAAATTCTTCTTTCTATTTACAAGAAACCGATCTTATCAGAGGTGGGGCATCAGCAGCATCAACATTAGAAGTCACGATATCATACGAACTGATAGACGACGCATAGGAGGACTAACCCATGTCGGAAAGTTATCCTAGACGAGACCAAGCCCGAGGGATTTGGAAAATCAATGACATTACTAAAAATAAAAAAGAATTAGGGACTTATCCATCTGGTGCAACTAGAGGAGTTGTTTCTGGTGGATCTACACCAAGCGTAATAAATACAATACAATTTATAACTATTGAAACTACGGGTAATGCGGCAGACTTTGGTGATTTAACTGTATCAAAAACTTATCCAGCTATGGGTCAAACTTCATCTTTTACAAGAGGTATTATTGCTGGAGGTATTACTCCATCTTACATAGATAGCATTGACTACGTACAAATTCTTTCAACAGGTAATGCAGCAGACTTTGGTAATTTAACAAATTCTGCAGGTTTTATGGCTGGAAACTCAAATGATACAAGATGTGTTTTTGGACCAAGAAGACTTTCTCCAGGTGGTGCATCAAACGTATTAGATTTTATAACTACTGCTACTTTAGGTAATGCAACAGATTTTGGAGATGCTACTGCCAATAGAAGAAATTTGCCTGGGGCATCTAATAATACAAGAGGTTTAATTTTTGGAGGTGAAGAAAGTAGCACTGTAAATAAAATAGAATTTTTAGAATTTTCAAGTGGGGGAGGCACAGCAGACTTTGGAGACTTATCAGGTACAAATCAAGATTCAGGTGCTACAGCTAATAATACAAAAGCTTTAAATATGGGAGGCTACATAGGTGGTAGTTATAATAATACTATAGATTCTGTTAACATAGGTAGTTTAGGTAACTCTGTAGATTTTGGTGATTTAAGTATAGCCAAAAAAGGTAGCACTAGTGGATTAAGTAATAAAGTAAGAGCAGTTTCCGCTGGAGGTTTTACTGATCCAGGAGTTTCGAATGTTATTGATTTTGCTAATTTTGAAACAAGAGCTAATTTTTCAGACTTTGGTGATTTAACTGTAGCACTACAACAAGCTGGTAGTTTTTCAAATCAACATGGTGGCTTACAAGAATTCCAACCAAGAGCCCCAGAACTTTATTCACCAACAGGTAAAATTGATAATGGTGATATAGGATATATTTGTGGTGGAAATCAACCATCAGTAACTACTAGAATTCAATTTATACAAATATCTAGTTTAGGTAATTCACAAGATTTTGGTGATTTAACACTCGCAAGAAGTAGTGCTTCTACTACTGGAAATCGCACTAGAGGTATTAATGCTGGTGGATATACTCCAACACACTTTGATACAATAGATTATATGAATCCAACTGAAAAAGGAAATTGTGCAGATTTTGGAAATTTAAGTAATAGTCGTTATGGAGCTTTAGGCGCAAGTAATGATACCATAGCTGTTTTTATGGGAGGAGATTCTCCAGGCGATGATAATAGAATGGACAGTGTAACTATTGCAACAACTGGTAATGCAACAGATTTTGGAAATACAACAGCTAATATTTTTCAAGGGGCTAATAATATCAATAGCACTACAAGAGGAATAGGAGCAGGGGGGTATACTGCTCCAGCAGGAGTAAATACTATTCAATATATTACTTTTTCATCTTTAGGAGATGCTACAGATTTTGGAGATTTAACTGTAGCAAGATATGATCCAGGTGGAGTTTCTAGTTCAACAAGAGGGATAGCCGCAGGAGGAAAACAACCAAACAGCACTCTTCATAACAACATAGACTATATAACTATCGCCTCAACAGGTAATGCAACCGACTTTGGAGATTTATCAGTTACTAGAGGGGTGGGTCCTAATGGAGCTAGTAATAAATTAAGAGGTGTATTTGCAGGTGGTGAAGCTCCTGGTGCTTCTAATGTTATGGATTACATAACAATTGCTTCAACGGGTAATGCAGCAGATTATGGTGACTTACTGTCAACTGCTACTTATGCTTCAGGTGGTTCTACGGGACACGGTGGACTTTCGTAAGATTCTATAGTATAAAAACTACAACATGATCATATACATGCTAAACTATAAAGGAGAAAAATATGTCATCTAAAGATCTAGTTATACAAAAACTATCAAACTCACCACTGGTTAAAAAAGAGTATAAACAAATGTTAACCAACATCAATGCAACACTACCAGCAATAAAACAATCAAGCTCAAACTTCTACAAATCACACTCACAGTTTATGGGTGTTATGTTAGACGTTACAGCGATCACACCTATCAGATCAGTCAAGCACACACTAGCTGAACTAGATAAAACTAGAATGGCCCTAGAAGAAGCACAACTTAAAATGATGAAGAAGGATATTGAACTTCGTCAAAAAGAAAAGAAACTAGCTAATGGAGAGTTTAAAGACGATCTAGAAAGAGAGCTTTTAGAAACAGAGATATTAGAGGTCAAGGTAAATATGAACAATATACAAAACTCAGTATCTGGAGCTATCAGAAAGATGAACTTCTTTACTAATCAATACAAGAGTATCTTGAAGAAGTTAGGTAAAGATGATATTACTGAGGAAGAGTACGAAAAAGAGGAGTCTAGATATCATGTCATGACTTGTCTAAAACAAGCTTTAAACGCTGCTCGTGCCCGAGGCGGAGTTATAGATGAAGGAAACTTGATTTATCTCTTCGATATGGGTATAAACAGTGCTCAGGCACAAGCTGAAATTTATGCTTATTTGGAAATGGAAAATAAGTTAATGAAAGAAGGTAAAGCGCCTACCCACGAAATGACCATGCAATGGTTAGAAGCGTGCGCTGATAAATTCTCTGGTGAATCTGTAAAATTCGCAGAGCGAAGAGGATTTAAGCTGTACGATGAAGATTCGCTCAACACTAAACTGATAGATAATAAGGAGAAACCAAATGGCAAACAAGATAGTTAAATATAAACTTACAGATGCAGGAACTATTCCAACATGGATTGAAGATGGCGGATACTACCCTGATTCTGAAGAAGTTATGATTGGTGCAACGGTTGATAGTTCAAGTGAAGTAGGACTTGGTGAACTTGCAAGTGAAGCAGATGTAAAAACATATTTAGATACGTATACATCTTCTTGGACTGAAGATGCAAATGATCCTAGTGATCCAACTGCAACTGTACCGTTTGATCAAGCAACTGCAGCCACACATATCTGGTCTAAAAAGATAGGTTAGTAAATGGCTAACTACCCGCAACTTGATAACGCTTCGGGCGTTTGGAACCTGCGTGAAGTCTATGACGCGGTTATGGGTGGGTATTGGCCTAATGTAAACTCTCGTGCATTGTTTATGGGAGGAAATAACCAACTTACTGATTTTGTAACAATTTCTACAACTGGTAATGCAAGTTTTTTTGGAGACACTGGAGCAATAACTGATGCCTCTGATTCATCTGGTCATGGAAATCAAACAAGAGCAATATTTAATGGAAATACGCCTTTAGCTACACAAGTTTATTATACTATTTCAACTTTAGGTAATGCTGCAAACTTTGGTGATTTATCACAAGGCAGAAGACTTACAAGTGGTGCTTCAAATGAAACTAGAGGAGTAACTGCAGGGGGTATTACACCTTCTTATGTAAACACAATTGACTACAATAGTATTATGTCAACTGGTGCAGCAACCGACTTTGGTAATTTAACAGTATCTAGATATGGACCAAATAGTGGAACTGCTTCTCCAACACGAGCTCTTTTTTTTGGAGGCTATACTGGGAGTAATTCAAACGTAATAGATTTTATAGAAATAAATACTACTGGTAATGCAGTTGATTTTGGTGATGTTACCGCTGGTGCAGAGTATGGTTATCAAGCATGTGCTTCAAGCACAAGAGCTGTTTGTAGTGGTGGTTTTAACACAAGTTTAGCCTTTGTAACAATTGCTTCTCAAGGTAATACTATTGATTATGGAGATGCTACAATTGCATTTTCAAATGCAGGGTCTACAAGTAATTCAGTTAGAGGACTTATTGGCGGCGGATACAATCCAGCCATTTCTAGCAACATAGATTTTTTTAATATTGCAACAGGAGGTAATGCAACAGATTTTGGTGATCTAACACATGCGAGACAAGAGTTAACTGCAACATCTCAATCGCACGGCGGACTAAACGACGGGTTTCAAGGAACAAGACCTTTACCATTTAACGAAGCTGGTGGTGATAGATTAATTAGATATATGGGTAATGATGGATCATCAAATTTTACAGATGTTGGTTTTTTAACAATTTCAACTGATGGAAATGAAAATGATTTTGGAGATGCACTAACTGGAGATGGTTCACAAGTAGGTGGCATGGGAAATAAAACAAGAGCTTTATTTTCGGGCTCGAATCCAGCAGTTACAAATATAGATTATTTAACTTTTTCTACAAAAGGTAATGCTGCCGACTTTGGAGATAGAACTGTTTCTATGTTTGCTACAATGCCTACTAATAATAACACAAGAGGTGTAGTGCAAGGAGGTGCAACACCTACCAGAACCAATGTTATGGATTATGTAACTATAGCAGTTTTAGGTAATGCAGCAGACTTTGGAGATTTATCACAAGCTAGAGCGGCTGGAGCAGAAGGAGGAAACATAACTAGGGGATTAGCTATAGGAGGCTCAACTCCATCTCAAGTTGATACTGTTGATTATATAACTTTTTCAACAGTTGGAAATTCTACAGATTTTGGTAATTTGTCTGCAGCAAGAATTGATATGGGTAGTGCAAATTCTACAACAAGATCAGTTGTAATGGGTGGTGGTACACCTTCATTAGTTAATATAATGGAATATTTTACAACAGCGACTACAGGTAATGCAACAGATTTTGGAGATTTAACTACAGCGACTAGACAACCAGCTAATGGTTTAGCATCTAATACTACTAGAGGACTTTTTGTTTCAGGTTACACACCTTCTTATGTAAATACTATAGAAAAAATAACAATCGCATCAACTGGAAACGCATCAGATTTTGGAGATACAATAGGTGCAAGAGCAGATGCTGGAGCAGCTTCTAATGGACATGGAGGTTTAGTAGGTGGCTAGATCAACAACATTTAAATATACTGTAACAGTTGTTTCTTCAGGTGGAAACAAATATGCTATTGATGGTAACACTCAACAATATGTTGTTTTGTTTCCTGGTTGCACATACGAGTTTAATCAAGATGATAGCAGCAACAGTGGACACCCATTAAGATTTTCTGAAACACCGAATGGTTCTCATGCAGGTGGATCAGAATACACAACAGGTGTAACAACATCAGGAACTCCTGGTTCAGCTACAGCATTTACAAAAATAGAAGTAACAGGTTCAACACCTTATATTTTATATTATTACTGCACACAACATAGTGCTATGGGTGGCACAGTAAATATGCCAAGTAGTGCTAACACAGATAGAGCAGTATTGATGGGTGGTCTTAACCCAAGTGCTACCAGTACTTGTGATTATGTTGCTGTTTCAAGCACAGGAAATGCAGTAGACTTTGGTGATCTTATTAGAACACAAACAGCTTTTGATGCAAGAGGATCAAATACAGTAAGAGCAATTTGTGCAGGAGGTAGTGGTGCAGCTTCACCGTCAACAGATATAAGTGAGATAATTTTTGCAACACAAGGAAATGGTGCCGACTATGGTGATCTAAACGCTACGAATGCAAGAATGGGTGGTAACTCAAATTCATTAAGAGCAGTGTTTGGTGGTGGAGAAAATCCAAGTGGTAGAAACAGTAACATGGACGCAGTTATGATTACTTCAGGAGGTAATGCTGTGGATTATGGAGACATGACCACTACAGGTGGTGCATCAGGAGGTTTAGCAAGCACAACAAGAATAGTATGGTCGGGTGCAGATATTGCGTCGGGTTACACTAATGTAATGCAATATGGAACAATTGCTACAAATGGAAATGCTGTAGACTTTGGTGATCAATCAGTTACAAGAGGTTGGCCGACTGGGGTGAGTAATAATACAAGAGGTGTTTTTGCAGGTGGTTTTACTTATGCAGCTCCCACAGCAACTTATTATAATCAGATGGATTATATTACAATTGCCTCAACAGGTAATGCAACAGACTTTGGAGATTTGGTTTCAAATATGAGACCTGCTGGTACATCAAACAAAACAAGAGCAGTATTTATGGGTGGTGATACTGGTAGTGCATCAAATGTAATTCAATATATTACAATAGCATCTACAAGTAATACGACTGACTTTGGAGATTTAACAGAAGCAAGAATGTTAGGTAGTGCAGTTTGTGGTTCACATGGAGGTATTGAATAATGTCTAACGCAGGAAAAATTTGGAATATACGAGAAGCTTATAAAAAACAAAGAGGCAATCAATGGATTGAACCAGGTAATATTGGTTTATATGGTGGTGACAATTCAATATTAAATACAGTGGATCAAATTAATATTTCTAATAATGGTAATGCAACAGACTTTGGAGATTTAACTGAATCAATTAAAAAAGGTGCAGCAGCAGGTGCACTAACTAGAACAGTAAGATGTGGTGGTAGTACACCTAGTGATGTAAATACCATGGACTTTGCTAATCCATTTAATGCAGGTAACTTTGTTAATTTTGGGGATTTAACGGCAGCAGGTCAAACAACAAACACTGCTCATTCTAATAACGTAAGAGGTATTTCTTCTGAGGGACAAGGATCACCTGGAACTAAAAATCTTAATGTATTTACAATCGCATCACAAGGTAACGCTGCACAATTTGGAGATGTCACTCAAAATGATGCAATATGGTCATGTGGTGGTGGAAATAATACAAGATATTTTTCTGCAGGAGCTTATCCCGCTAGTAATATTATTTGTGTAAAATCAATTGCTAACGATGCAGATTGTGTTGACTTTGGAGATTTATCTGCAAGTAAATGGGGTGTAAGTCAAAACTCAAATCCAACTAGAATATGTTTTTCAGGAGGTCAAGAGCCAGGTAAAAGCACAGACATTGAATTCATAACTATTGCAACTGCGGGTAATTCAACTGATTTTGGAGATCTAACAAGAGCAATAGGAGATACTTCTGCTGCTTGTAATTCTATAAGAGGAGTTGTTCAAGGAAGTGATTCTCCTAGCACAGCAGGTTTAGATGTTTTTACACTTGCAACAACTGGAAATGCTACAGATTTTGGTGACACCACAAGAGCTTTTGATCAATGTTTTGGTGCAAGTAATGGTCATGGTGGTATACCACAAACAGATCAATTTCCTCAACGTGCATCGGTAAACTATATGCCTGGATCAGGGAGAGCAATAATATGTGGTGGACCACCATCACCTAAAATTGAAACATTTAATATTTCAACATTAGGTAATACAGTTACTTTTGGTTCATTAATTTTAAATGCAGAAAACTGGGGTGGAGGTTGTGGTAATGCAACTAGAATGTTAGAGGCAGATGGTGGAGCAGACAGTGGTTATACAACACAGATTTCAGCAATTGAAATGGCATCGTTTGGTAATGCTTCAGATTTTGGAGACAGCACATCAGCAAGAGCTAATCAAGGTTCTCTTGCTAATAGCACAAGAGGAGTTTGGGGTGGAGGTTACGACCCTGATGGTTCACCAGCTTATAGTAATGTTATAGATTATGTAACTATATCTACATTTGGAAATGCTACAGATTTTGGAGATTTAACTACAAACGGAAGTGGTGCAGGGGGAACAGCTAATTCAACAAGAGGTATATTTGGTCCTAGAGGACCAGGTTCAGGAACTGCAAACGTAATCGATTATATAACAATAGGTTCAACAGGTAATACAACTGATTTTGGGGATGCCACAGTATCAAGAGGACAAACTGGAATGGGTGCTAGTTCAACAAGAGCTTTATTAGGAGGAGGTGGCGGAACCTCAAATGTAATTGATTATGTAACCATTGCTAGCACTGGTAATGCAACAGATTTTGGAGATTTAACTGTAGGAAGACAAGCTGTTTTTTGCACTACTAATAACAGTAGAATTGTTTGGGGTGGAGGATATACACCAAGTCAAAGTAATGTAATTGACTATGCAACTATTGCTTCTACAGGTAATGCTGTTGATTTTGGTGATATAGCATCTGGAGCAAGAGCTAATGTAATGGCTTCATCAGACTCACATGGTGGTTTACAATCATAATAAAATAGTGTAGTATCCTACAAAATGAAAGAAGAATTATTACAATTGTTTCCTACACCTTTGTTGATTGTGCCATACGAACAATCGATTGATAAGGAACTGGCTTATTTAAAAACCATCAGTTATCGTGAGCAACAACAAAATGGTAATTACAGATCGGATGATTCGTATTTGTTACGTAATGAAGAGTTTAAGAATATAAAAAATTTTTTAAAAGAATCTATAGATAAATATACTACAAATGTTTTAAATACAAAACAGAGATTAGTCATCACACAATGCTGGGCTAATAGAAATCCAAAAGGTTCTAAACATCACGAACACGTGCATCCAAACAGTATAGTATCTGGAGTTATGTATTTTCAGATAAACGAAAAACTACCACCTATAGCTTTTGCTAAAGATCGACAAGACGGCATGAAACTAGATCCTGAAAAATATAATTATATGAATTCAGAATCTTTTATGCTGCCTTGTAAGCCAGGTGAATTAATATTATTTCCATCTTCATTGAAACATAGCGTACCAATTAATCAAGGTGAGGAAGATAGAATAAGTGTATCATTCAATACGTTTTGTATTGACGCTATAGGGTCAGAGCAATCACTAACTCATTTAGACATAAGGAGGTTAATGAATGAGCACAATTAAAAGTTATATATATGTAAAGAATCACATACCGAAAGAATTATGTGAAGCATTAATAGATGAATGTAATAAAGGTATTTGGAGAAAACATACCTGGAATAATTATGCATCTGGTGAAACATCGTCTGAGCCTACAAAAGAATTAGATGTAATGAATTGCACTAAAGAACAACAAGCAAAGATTACGCCATACTTAGTTAAAGCATTAGGTGAATATCAAGAAAAACATAGCGCACCAGGAGGCAAGACTCAGGGACCATGGCTCAGTAAATTTAGTCCAATACGTTTTAATAGATACAATGTTGGCACTATGATGAGAGAACACTATGATCATATACACAGTATATTTGATGGTCAAATGAAAGGAGTGCCTATAGTATCGATTGTGGCTAATCTAAATGAAGACTATGAGGGCTCTGAATTCTATTGCAGGGGAGAGAAAATTGAGTTAAAAACAGGTGATATACTGTTATTTCCATCTAACTTTATGTACCCACATGAAGTTAGAGAGACTACAAAAGGCACCCGTTACTCGTTTGTAAGCTGGGCTTTTTAATATATAATGAGGTTATATGCTACAAAAAATAGGTTTTCAACCAGGTATCAACAAACAGATAACACCTACAGGTGCAGAGGGTCAATGGACCGACTGTGATAATGTTCGTTTTAGATATGGCACACCTGAAAAAATAGGTGGTTGGAAACAATTAGGGGATGATGCTCTTACAGGAGCAGGCAGAGGTCTTCATCATTTTGTAAATAGTTTATCTAGAAAATACGCGATCATAGGTACAAACAGAATTTTATATGCATTTTCTGGTGGTGTATATTACGATATACATCCTATTAAATCTACAACAACGCTTACAAGCGCATTTACCACGACCAACGGATCAGCTGAAGTTACAATAACTTTTAGTGGTGCTCATGGTATATCAGCACAAGATATTATATTGTTAGATAATTTTTCAGCTATTACTAATTCTAATTTTGCAGCTGCAGATTTTAATGATAAAAAATTTATGGTTACAACCGTGCCTACAAGTTCAACATTAACTATTACAATGCCATCAAATGAATCTGGATCTGGTGCAACAACATCGGGTGGTATACGAGTACAACATTATTATCCTGTAGGACCAGCGGTGCAAGCAAAAGGTTTTGGTTGGTCATTAGGATCTTGGGGTGGTGAAGTATCAGGTGAACCTGCAACCACTCTACAAAATGGTATTAATGATGCTGTTACAACAGGTATTATATTAGTTGATTCATCACAGTTTCCAACAGCAGGAACAAATTTTATAATCATAGATAGTGAAGAAATATCTTATACAGGTATTGCAGCTACAGGAGAACTTACAGGTGTAACAAGAGGTGTAGCAGGGACAACAGCAGCAGCTCATAGCGGTGGTGCAACTATTACAAGTTCTACAAACTTTGTAGCATGGGGTGAAGCAGCATCAGGTGATTTAGTATTAGAACCTGGTATGTGGTCATTAGATAATTTTGGTGACAAAGCTATTTGTTTAATTCATGACAGTGCTGTTTTTGAATGGAACTCTGCAGCAACAGACGCAACATCTAATAGAGCAACTATTATATCTGGTGCACCAACTGCATCAAGACATATGTTAGTATCTACACCTGATAGACACTTAGTATTTTTTGGAACAGAAACAACTATAGGAACACCATCATCACAAGATGATATGTTCGTAAGATTCTCAGATCAAGAAGATATAAACACGTATACACCAACAGCAACTAACACAGCTGGTACACAAAGACTGGCTGACGGATCACAGATCAGAGGGGCAATAAGAGGTCGTGATGCAATTTATGTTTGGACTGATACTGCATTATTTACTCAACGTTTTGTTGGTCAACCATTTACATTTGCATTTGCACAGGTTGGAACTAACTGTGGACTTGTTGGACAAAATGCATGTGTAGAAGTTGATGGTGCTGCATACTGGATGTCAGAGAATGGTTTCTTTAGATATGCTGGTAAGTTAGAATCATTACCTTGTTTAGTAGAAGATCACGTTTATGATGATATAAATTTAGAATCTGGCAATCAGATGGTATCAGCAGGTCTAAACAATCTGTTTGGTGAGGTCATGTGGTTTTATCCAACAGCTTCATCATCAGTTGTAAATAGAATGGTTGCATATAACTATTTTGATTCTTCACCACAAAGACCTGTTTGGACGAATGGAACATTGGCTAGAACTATGTGGCAAGATTCTGCTGTATTTGGTAATCCACATGCAACAGAATACGACGCAGCTACTGATACATCTTTTGATGTTGTTGGAAATACAGACGGAAGAACAATATACTATCAACACGAAACAGGAACTGATCAAGTACAAGGTGGTTCAACTACAGCAATTGTTGCAAGTATTGAATCAGGAGATTTTGATATTACTCAAAGAATAGTAGGTAATCAACAAACAGGTATAGCAGATACTAGAGGAGATGGTGAATATATTATGAAGATAAGAAGATTCATACCTGATTTTATATCACAAACTGGAGCCACTAGAATAACTTTAAATTTACGTGATTTTCCTAATGATTCACAATCAGGTTCTCCATTAGGGCCATTTGATATAACATCTAGTACAAAAAAAATAGATACAAGAGCGCGTGCACGTGCTATAGCTCTTAAAATATCTAATACATCTTCTAATCAAAGTTGGAAATTAGGAACATTCAGATTAGATATACAACCAGACGGAAGACGATAATGGCAAAAAATAAAAAACCAATAGTACAGGGTGGGGTAGAAAACTATTTAGGTAAACAACCACAAGTTGTTGCACCTAGAAAATGGCAATCTAGTCCCGATGCACCACCAACTGAACTTGCATATATTACAAAAGCAGAAAAAGATTTAATACTTAAAAAAGATATACACGGATCATTATCTAAAGGTCCTAACATGGGCCCATCAGGGATTATGTCACTAGATAGTTTTGGAGATGTAGGGGGAGCTGGTGCGTCTGGTGGAGATACAGAAGCTGGCGGTGGAGCTATGGAAGGAAGAGGATTTTCTGGTCGAGGACCAAGTGAAACTAAATCTGCATTTGATTCAAGAGTAAGAAATCAAAAAGAATTAATGCAAAAAGCAGAACAACGACAAGCTGAAAGATTAGGTTTTAGAGAAAGAAAAAATGTTGTTGATATGAATAGACCAGGAAGATTTGGTATAGGAAGTTTATTAGGAACTGTTTTAGGATTTGTAAATCCAGCATTAGGTTTATTAAGTAGAGGAATAACTTCAATACCTGGTATAGCAAGTAAATTTAAATCATCAAATACTTTAAAAGATTTTTTTAGCAGTTTAAAAGGTCCTAAAAATATTACTGATGATGACGATGATACAACTTTATTAGATCAGGTAAGTCCTGATCTACCTTTTGCAAAATCTTATATACAAAGTTTACAACCAAATATCACAACACCATTAGCTAAACCTATTTCGGGTATAGTAAATACTGATGCATTTAATAATATGAATTTAGCTAATATGACTGTAGAAGAATTAAATCAAATAGCTGGAGGCCCATAATGGCTAAAATTGTACAGGTAATAACTAGACCATCAAGAGAATACGATGTGCAAACAGCAGAGGCACAGGTTAGAGATCTTGATGCAATTGTAGAAAAATTAAATTCAACGTTTCAAGAAGAATTAAAAGATGAAATTGAAGCGTTTAACTTTTTTGTAAATTAATGGCTAATCAATATAAATTTGTAGGTACAGATAATAGCACATCAGGAAGTGCAATAAATCCTTTTGGTACAGGGAATCCTTTGGTAAGTGAGACGTATGTTATTAAATCTATATTAGTAACATCAGCTGGCACACCAACAGTTACAGTTACAAACAACAGCATTACAGCGATTAAATCAGCAGCATTAACAGCAAATGTTACAACAGAATTACTTACTCAGCCTTTGGTGGTTGAGGGTGGTAATACCCTAACTGTGCTATCAAGCAACACAGATTCGTTTGATGTAGCGGTTAGCTATCTAAACATTAAGAAGGAGATAACAACATAATGAAAGATATCCCAGTAATAGAACCAAAAGAGATTATAACAACAATAACAAATATGAAGACAGGCGAGGTATATAAGGACGATTCTGAATGGAAAGCTAAAAATATACCAGAATCTGATATAAGAAAAGATGTCAGAGTTATTATGCCTAGCCTTGATATTTTTCCAAAAACCAAATAAGATAGATAAACTATGGCAATTTCAAGATCAGATATGGAAAGACAACTTCGAAAAGATGGCGGAATTTTGACACTAGATGATGCTAG